TTTAATTTCGCCAGCACCCAATGAACCCGCGACGTAATACATGGAACGAATACCGGCCAGCGCTTCAACCTGCTGAAATGGGCTTTCCGCTTCACGATAAACACAGCACCAGTAAGCAACATTTACGGCAAGCCAGTGGCGCTTGTTTGTCATGTGCTCGGTGTCGTTAAAGAAAAACGGATGTAAGGCTACACGGCCATTTTTAACGGTGCTTTTCTCCAGAAATAGAATGGCGTAATTATGCGGAACACCCCACGCAGCAAGCTCCTGCCCCAGTTCTTTGGCGTTTACAGAGATAATGGACATTAATGATTCTCCTGCTGTTGCATCTTATGAACGATATGAGGCGCGATAATCATCTGTACGCCATTACTGCTATGGATCGGATGTGCCTTTTTCACCTGGCGGTTGGCGCTACGCTTAGAAAAATCGCTGTCACTCAAACTCCCGAACCCTTCAAACGTCAGACGCGCCCTGGATATGCCCTGGCGCAGGTGAATCATTGCCCGGTAGTCCAGGCGCTCGAATAACTCAGACCAGCAGCATTTACACAGGTGAGCTTTGAAAACGTCCATCCCTGAAGCGACTGCGGCTGCGTGCAAAACGACCCCGCGCCATTCAGGTGTTAATTTGTCCCACCATTCGGCGGCTTCGCTTTTCTCGCTCCAGTATTTGCGGCGGATATTCCCCAGCCACTTAAGGCCGATCTCCTGCTGCTTTGAGCTAATGGCCATAACGCCCCCTGATAATCCCGAACAAACGAAACCACCATGGACGACGAGACGAACGGGCATTGAATTTGTACTGGTGGCCAGGGTTCCAGCGTTGGCCGTTTGGGAGTTCAATCCAGCCAGTTGACCCGCTGGCAAGCTGCATGGCCGGAGATTCTTTTTTCAGATAGGTAACGAACGCTTTCATGGTTATCCCTCACATCATGCTGCTGGCACTGGAAGTCACGATATCGACGGCAGCAGCAAGAACCGGTGCAGACTGGAGGCGGCTTTCAACGGTGTAAGCCAGAACGGATAGGGAACGGATGGCATCACGGGCACGATCAAGAATTTGTGTGCGGCGTGCGGCAGTCATGTGCTCAGTTGAAACGGCTTCCCCAGCGATTGCCCCCACATTGGCGGTGGCACTCAACGCGCAAAACTGCATGTTGGCTTCAATGGCGTTATTGATAGGAACGGACGGGAGGCAGTTAATCTGCCCCAGCATCCCATCCAATAAACGCGCATCTTCGGTGTAATCGGTAATAGCCAGTAGCTCGTCACAGGTCAGACGATGCGGTTGAACCGGGTTCAACTTATTGCGCAGGATCTGCGGACGCATACCAACGGCAGTGGCCACATCTTCAAGATTGTGAGACAGCGCAAACGCTCGGCAAGCAGCATCAAAATGTGCATGTTTGGAAGTTTGGTAATCAAACATAGTAACCGCCCCCTAAAGATTTCAAAATCGAACTAAGAGATAACTACGTTGCTATTTGAGAGCGCGTCGACAGTCATCGCTGCGATGTTAATCATTACTTTTTCACGCTTTTTATCTTTGCGAAGACGATGTCTTATTAGGCGTCCATCAGCCAGCATGTCATTTATGGTTTCTACAGAGAGTCCAGTAAGTTCGCTATAGCGTTCAATTGTCACATGAGGAGTTGCGATTGAGATTGAAATGTGTTGGTTCATGATGCATGATTCCATGTTGGCCAGCTTGTGGTGAGCAAGGTTAACGAGTGTTATCGGGTGAAGATTCCAAATGGAACCATCAAGTGCGAGATTACGATCGCTTTTGGAATCAGTCAAGAAAAATCAGACTCCAAGGGGAATCAATGGATTTTAATAGTGGCGGGCGTAAAGCTATAGAACGGCTGGTAGAAGCATATGGTTTTCATACAAGACAGGCTCTAGCTGATCATCTTGGGGTGTCAAAAAGCACTTTGGCCACAAGATACATGAGGGATATTTTTCCATCTGACTGGGTGATTACATGTGCCCTACAAACAGGCGCATCTCTAGCTTGGTTAGTTGAAGGGAAAGGGCCAATGTTCGATATCGGGAAAACTGATATTCTGAGGCTAAAAAAGGAAAAAGTAATTGATGGAAACTTACTAGATTCCGGAACTGTTTATTTTGATAAAACTATATTACCTCTAAACATAACTTCTCCAATTATTTTGGAAGAAGATAACAACTTATATGTTGCTGATAAATCATTCAATGAAATAATAGATGGACAATGGCTTATTAGCATCGATGGTAAATACAGCATTCGAACTATTTCTCGCATCCCTAACAATAACATTCGCGTAACAAAAGGCGAAATAACTTTTGACTGCCCAATCGATGATCTGCACTTCACCGCCATCATAAAAAAATCCTTTATATGAAAAAAGGCAATTCATAATGAAACCAGAAACCTACTCGCTTGTAGATACGGCATTAAAATATGCCTTATGGCCTTCCCTGTTAATTTTAGTTATTGTTTTATTTCGCAAACAAATAAGAGAATTTATAAACACATTAAATTCCGCAAAAAAAGTTAAGCTAGGTGTTGATGGTTTTTCTTTTGAAACAAACACAGACAATCCAATTATAAACAATGAAGTTAATGATGAGAATGGGAAACTAGATCCACCTCCCATTATTAAAGAAAAAGAGATAGAGAAAACTTACTGGTACTTATCTGTAAGCGACTTGTTAAAAGACAACAAGATCCAAGAGGCAAAAGCTGAGTTTGAAACATTCGTCCGAGAGCACAAGGACACTATTAATTATGATGCCGAGCATGCTTTTTTTTCATATGTTTTATTCCAAACAACAAAAGATGAAAGCATACTGGATGATTTGTTACTAAACATAAAACAGTCCAAAGATCCAAATATTAAAAAAGAATATGTGAACTCATACATATACTGTCTTAATCTTACGCTTCAATACCCTAAAGCGATTAGCTTTTTAAAAACAATAATATCTGAAACCGATGATTTGAAAATAAATTCAGCGTACATAATTTCACTTTCAAAAATATACTTATTAAATCTTGATATAGATAAAGGGGAAAAAGAAATTATAAAACTAATAAGATCTCTTTCCGACAATGATATAGAAAAATTCGAAGATGAACTTTTCCTTGCTTATCTTCAGCTAGCTGAAATTGAGAAAGCGAAAGATGACAAAATTAATTATGCACTGTGTCTCGATAAGGCACTTGAGTTTAAGCCTTCAAACGAAAGCACTCTATTTTCTGCAGCCTATGAATCAAGTCAGTTGAACTTTTTAGATTCATTGGCTATTTCTAATTATTCTCACCTTGAAAATCTCGCTCCGAAAAACGATGCTGTAATTAACAATTTAGGAGTTGCAGCCAATAAATTAGAACTGAAAATCATAGCGTGTGACTATTATAGAAAAGCTAAAGATTTAAACAGTTCAATATCATACTCGAATATCGGTTATAAATTATTGGAAGCTGGATGTGCAAAAGAAGCTGAAGAGCTTGCAAGAGAAGCGATCACATTTGCCAACCCCGACAAAAATAACTATGAATTATTAGCTAAAATAAAAAAGGACACTGAAGAAGAGCATATTAAATGGAAAAAACACAAAACAAAATCCAATGAAAAACAAAAATTCATTAGAAACTATGTTGGTAGAAAATATAATTCACCAAATCAATTCCCAACAAATGAATTTTGGATCGATGAAAAAGAAAGACAAGTTAAGATTGCAATTACAGAAACAAGCATAGCCATTACATGGCAAGATCCAATCAAAGATATAAAATTTTACGGCTCAATTAGTAATACAACCTTAAAAGGAATCTATATTTCATCACCGTTGCAATCGCAAACTCTATTAGGCGGTGGCGATAAAACGATAACCGCTCACTGCGTTGGATATTATGATGAGAAACAGTCTCATATAATTATATCAGCAACAGAGTCTGACAGTGACTTAAAAATAATACTCAAGAAAAATGACAATGTTTGAGTTAGTAATTAACATACATTGACACTGTATGTATATCCAGTAAAAATGTCCTGCTGATGGAGGACATTTTTATGACTGTGCGAAAACTTATCTCAGGTAAATGGATTTGTGAATGCTACCCCGCAGGGCGTAGCGGGAGACGTGTGCGTAAGCAGTTCTCCACAAAAGGTGAGGCTCTGGCTTTTGAAAGGCATGCTATGGCAGAGGCTGCATTGAAGCCTTGGCTGAGTGAATCGATCGATCGTAGGACTCTAAAAGACATAGTTGAACTCTGGTACAAACTACACGGTAAATCTCTTTCAGCTGGCAAGCATGTTTATGACAAGCTTCTCTTGATGGTTGATGCTCTAGGAAACCCACTTGCTACAGAGCTCACTTCTAAAAGGTTCGCTCACTACAGAGATAAGCGCCTAACTGGCGAAATCTACTTTAGCGAGAAGTGGAAAAAAGGAGCCAGCCCGGTAACAATAAACCTCGAGCAGAGCTATCTAAGTGGTGTTTTTAGCGAGCTTACCCGACTCGGCGAATGGGCTGCGCCAAATCCACTTGAGAATATGCGTAAGTTCACTATCGCAGAAAAGGAAATGTCTTGGCTAACTCATGAGCAAATCACTGAACTTTTAAAAGACTGTTATCGGCAATGCCCTCTGCTTGCATTGGTTGTTAAAATCTGCCTGAGCACAGGAGCTCGCTGGCGTGAGGCTGTGAACCTGACACGCTCTCAGGTCACCAAATATCGGATCACATTCGTTAGAACCAAAGGCAAAAAAAATCGTAGCATTCCAATAAGCAAAGAGCTGTATGACGAAATCATTGCTCTCGACGGTTTTAAGTTTTTTACAGACTGTTATTTCCAGTTTCTGTCGGTCATGGAAAAAACTTCCATTGTTCTCCCTCGAGGGCAGTTAACACACGTTCTACGCCATACTTTTGCTGCACACTTTATGATGTCCGGAGGCAACATACTTGCCCTTCAGAAAATCTTGGGCCACCACGATATAAAGATGACCATGCGCTACGCTCACTTGGCGCCTGACCATCTTGAAACGGCCCTGCGTTTTAATCCGTTGGCTACGCTTCCAAATGGCGACAAAGTGGCGGCAGCTATTGGCATTTCTCCGTAA